CTTGAGGACAATCTTCAAGTCGCCAGTCATTTTGATAGTATCGTGAAGCATGATAACTCCTTAGTTAAGTTGGTTCTCGTTGAGTCCGTAACCAGCAAACATGTAGCTGTACGACTCCGTGCGGATGGTATATACGATACCAGCATTGGGGTCAGTTGTCAGCACAAACTCGCCGTTTACGAGCGGTTGATGGATTAGATGTGCGTTCAGTACCCCCGGTACAGGGAAGTAGGTGAACTTGTCATCTGAGATAAATGCCCAGTCGAACAACGGTGTAGTGATACCCGGAATCAACAGAACGCTTATCGAGTCAGCCATCGTAGCAGCATCAGTCAATGCTTTCGTGACGGCAAACACATTGATAGCGTCTGAACCAGTTACGGAGTCAGTCGCTACCTTGGTAGTAGAAGTAACCAGTACGTCAGTAGCCCCAATCGTAGCGTCGGTCAGAACCTTCACAGAGCTTCGAGTTGCTACATCCTCTGCTGTCACGGCGTCTGCACGGGCTGTCTCAAAAGACTTAGCCATTGCGTCTGCCATAGTCGCAGAATCCGTTACGTTAGGACGGGTGAAATCTTTTGCTGCTGCATCAGAGGCAGTCGCCGTGTCAGTGATGTTGGGGCGGGTAAATGACTTTGCCATTACCTCAGACATCGTTACTGGGTCTGGGTCAGCGTCCGCGTCAACAATATCAAAGTCAAAGTTGTAACCCGGAGTCTTAGCGATGAAGTCAGTCATCGTGACCGCATCGGTCAATACCTTGGCAACCGCAAATGTGTTTACGGCGTCCGTTGCAGTAGCTGCGTCGCTAGGGTTTGTACCTATATTGAATGGCCCAAATGTATCCGCAGCCGCCACCGAGTCGGTCTTACCCAACCCCGGCGAACGGAAGGAGGTATCCGCCGTAGTCACTGAGTCAGCAACATTGGGTCGAGTAAGTTCTTTGGTTAGTGCTTCGACAGGCGTCACACTATCAACAACAACTTTAACTGTGTTGAATGTGTTGATGGCGTCTGTCGCTGTAGCAGCATCAGTCAAAGCCTTACCAACATGTTTGGTATTGATAGCATCCGCTACGGCTGCTGTATCGGTAAGGGGTTTCCCTATAGTCTTAGCGTTTACGTCTGTCGCTGCGGCAGCATCTGTAAGGACTTTCCCTACGTTCTTTACATCTACATCTGCTACGGTAATAGGGTCTGGGTCGGCGTCAGGGTCAGTCGGGTCAAAGTCGATATTGCCGTAGAACATGCGATTGATTGCATCCGTCGCAATAACTTCATCAGTCAATACCTTAGCAAACGACAACGCCACGTCGTCGGTAGCTGTCGCTATGTCAATCGTGACTTGCCCAATCGAAATCTGTGGAAAGTCAGAAATGTTGATTGTTTGGTTTTCTAACGTAACAGTCGGAACAACAAACGCAGACACAGTAATCTGTGGAGCAACATATTGGGTGGCAGAAATACTACGAGTGCTAACAGCAGCAGATACCGTCGAAGCAGCTACTGCTGCCGACAGAACGGTAGTTGCAACAGCAGCGGCTCGTATATTTGCCATTAGAAGTTCTCTCTAACCGTGAACCGCAGAGTGTCGTACACAGTCTGTACTTGTCCACTAAAGTTAATTGTAATCTCACCCTCATACATGCCGGGGTCTACGTCAAGTACCCCATTTAGAAAGTCAAACTGCACCTGCCCGGTTGTTCCACCACTGAGCTTTGAGCAAGGAATAGTAGACAGTAGTGTCGTAGTGCCAGCTTCCCGGAACTTAACAACAACGGTAGTTGTACCAAGGGACAAATCAATAGGCGAACCAGTTACATCATCGGTCAACGTCAGAACGATGACTGGTCTCTCGTCGCCTTTTACTAAACGAATGACATCAGCAGCCATAGTGTCCTCACGCGAAAGGGCGCATCTGAACAGACATCGAGGCTCGTGCCGCACCGATGTTCGCTCTTGCTCTGCGCTCAGTTATTTTAGAAAGATATTGCTTGGCATGGTACGTAGCCAACTCACGGTCACTCCAGTTTTTGTTGGGCATGACAAGAAGATGCTGCAACGCACCGTGCATGATGACGTTCTCTAGGTCATCAAAGATGGTCTTGTCCATACCAGTCGAGGTACGTAAAGGCTTGAGAACCGCAATCATCTTAAGGTCATAAGCCTTGGTGTCGTCTGGCAATGGGGCAAGAACAAAGTTATCTGGGTCAAGCTGGCAAATGAACCGAGGGTCTGAGCGTTGGTCAGGGTCAAGGTCAGGCCAGTTGGGGTACTTCATATACAACTGCTCAAGAGTCAGAGGCTCAAGTGGTGAGCCATTGACAGCAGCAGTGATAAAAGCGTGTACCTCAGTCTGCAACGGGTTGTTGTAGGGGTACTCATACACCCCGGGGGTCAAGCGAATGGAAGGCTGCTCGTAGCGCCATGCAAGCGTACGCTCGCAAGTCTCAATCGCTGAATCACGAATATGTTGCTCTAAGATTGGCTGAGGGCAGCCCGGCACACTTGCCGCAAGGCGTGTAGCCAACGAGAGAAATGTGCGAGTACTCATGATGCGATTACCTGTTCATTAGGTAGACCCGCTTCTTCCGTGTCGGTCAGCGACCTAGCCTGTGCACTTACACCCAACGCTTGAGTAAAGGACTGCTGGAACAACTGGGCACGGTTAGAGTTCACATGCTCGTTGTCAACCGACTCAGCCAAGAACACAGTACCGTCAACCACAACGGGGAAGAACGCATCAGGCAGTAACTCTACTGTCTGACTACCAGTGTAATTGGGAGGGGTCTGTGCATATTCCCCGATAAGGACTTGTCCTGCGGGGGCTTTGGGGTAGATGAAGAACTTGTTGGGGTTGCGCACATGGCGCATCCAGTTAACAGCCGCAGCAGCGGTGTCGTTCATCCAGCCGGGGTATGTTTGGTCAAGCGAATTACGGTCAACCTCGGTTACACCCGCACCGTCTTTGACTTGGAAAATCTCGATGATGCGAAGGGAATCCGACGGAGGGGACTGAATGACAGTCCCAGCCGTGCAAGGAATCTCCCCGATATAGGCAAAGAGGTCAGGACGCAATACAGACATACGCTTCAGCGTTTGATTGGCAAAGCCCAACAACACCGCATCACTGTAGCGTTGCGGTGCGCTGATGTCTTGTATAAGGCGGCGGGCCTCTGTGACTACATCATTGAGTATCATTCGGGTAATCCCCTAGACGCTTCTGCGTTAAGTTCTGCATTGACAACAGGAGGCTCAACTGGAATTTCTTCCACAGGAGTTTCCAACTTCAGACCTGTCTTACGACCAGTTTGCTTCTTCGGAATGAACTTCTCAGGGAAGGCTTCTTCTTCAGTTACTTCCTCGACCATTGGGTTTTCAGCCAATAGCTCAGTGTAATCGTAAATGAAACCGTCTTTCTTGTTTCGCAGGTAACGTGCCATGCAACTCTCCTTACTTTTTTGCTGCTCTCATATTATCGACCAAGTTGGGGTATTTACGCCCCGCTTTCTTAGCCGCCGCTTTCGCCTTCGCTTTCTGCTCTGGCGTCAAAGGCTTCGATTTACCGAGTCCTTTAGGTCTTGGTTTGTCCCAAACTTCTTTCACCATTTCACCTTGTCCGCCCAGTATGCCGCAGACATTTTGCCTTTGGCAATGTTTTTCGCATGGCGGGCTTTAAATGATTTCTGACGAGCCGTCGCCTCTTTGTCGCCACTCACGCCCTGCTGCCCAAAGCGAATTGTCTTTACTTCAGTGCCGGACTTTGCCACAACAACATGGCTTTTAGTCGGATGCCCCGGAGTACGTTTAGGCTGGTTGTAACCAGATACCCCAGCCCGCTCTAGTCGAGAGTCTTTGGTAGCCATCACACCTCCTCGTAAATAACAGTTACAGTCGTATCGACTGCGGTAAACACAACGTAAATTCCATCATCGAACAAGATGCCGGGGTCTACAAACGGTATGCTGTCTGTGCCTTTACCATACACATCAAACTGATAGTGCACTTCTCCGCCAGTGGGGGCAGTTGTTCGGTCATAAAACTCAATCGCAGTATCGCTAGAGTTAGGATGGAACACAATTAGTTGCTTAAACAAAGCACGCTTACCAGTCACAAGACCAGATGCGGTCAGTTGTTTTGCTTTTAGATTCATCATATTCCCCTAGAAGAAGGGGGCCGAAGCCCCCATTCTTTATGCGCAGTCTTGTACCAAAGCCCAGATGCGAACCTTAGCAGCGTCAACGCTGGCAGAGTTCAACAAGAGGTCGATAGTGTCAGCAGCACTGTAGTACTTACCATTGGTGTAGCCAGCAACCGTGTTCGGTGCAGCTTCAGCCAAAGTAAGCGCCATAGCGCCAGACGCTACGCTGTTCAAGCTGATGTCATTCAAATAACCGTCAGTGTCAGAACCGTCACCCAAGTCGAAAGTTGCAGTAGCACCTTCGGCAGTAGTAACGTCGTAACCAACGCGCATCACCAGCGTCTTAGCTGGGATAGGCATGATTTCAATAACATCGCCAGATGCCAATGCAGCAGCACCAGCAGCAGCGCGAGCAGCAGCAATCGCAGCAAAGTCAAGAACAACTTCCATACGAGTAACTTTGTTCAAGCCCTCGGCACGGAATCCAGCAGAGCCTTTGTTAAAGCCCAAAGAGTCGGTAATAGTCGCCATTTCAAATCTCCTAAAAAGTTGCAATAGAGGGGCCGAAGCCCCTCATGGTTTATGCCAAAGTAACGATACCTTGAGCCAATGCTTCAGGTTTCACCACTTTGTAGCCATAAACTTGCAAGCCACGGATGACGTTACCGAAAGTAGACTCAGCACGCAAAGACTCCATCTCAGTCATTTGAGAGGCAAAAGTGAAGCCCATCTTGTGACCAGAAATGATGCTGAACTTGCCAGAAGTCACAGACAAGTTGTGGCTCATGTACACAGTAAAGCGGTCAATCATACCCAAGCGACCGTTACGCAACACAGACACGCTGTCGCCAGTCAAAGATGCGTCTTTCAGGTCAGACTTCTTAATCATGCCAGCCATCTTGGCAGGAATAATCAGGAAGCGGTCACCCTCAGGGCAGTTAGCTTCGTCAAGCACAGTGCCCATGTCTACGATGTAGTCAAGCACGTTAGTCTTGGTGATAGCAATTGGAGTACCAGTTGTGCCCAAGTCGATGTTGCCAGTGATACGACCAGCAGTTGCGCCTTTGTTCAAAGCAGAAATGTCTGGAAGAATGTCTGTCAGAACGCGTTGGTCAATCTTAATCTTCATACGCTCAGAAGCGTCTTTAGACCAAGTGTCCATCATGTTCACGTCAGACTGTACCTTGTCCACGTCGTCTTCGATACAAGCGAAGTACTCGCCTTTGTCGATAACCAACTGAATCTTTGGCTTATCAGGATTCTCAACGCTCAGGGTTTGGCCCTTAACGTAAGTCTTGATAGAGATTTCAGGAGTGGTACGGATGTTAACCGTGTCACCCATGCGGCGAATCTCGCCCTCATAGTTGGTGTTAGAAATTGCTGCGAGCACAGTGGCGTCGTAGAAATTCTCAATAAGTTTGCCAGACCAAATCTCTGGAATGAAGTTGCCCGAATAATTCGGACGACCAGCAGCTACGGGAAATCCCATGATATTACTCCTCTAATCAAGCGTTTACAGTTATGCGATTTTCTCGCTGTGCAGCGAAAATATCGCGTTCAATGCGGTCACGCTCTGCTTCGCGCCCTTTGTACTTACCTTGACGAACATCGTTGAAGAAGGTTTTGATGTCATCAGGGCTGTAGGTCTTGGCGTTTGTTCCTGTTGGGTTACCTGTGCTGCGCCCTTTACCGGGGGCAACTTGGCGTTCCAACTCGGAAGCAGACACATTCCGGCGGGTGTTTTGAGCAACATTGGCTTGTCCAGTAATCTCAAGCCAAGACTTAAAGAAACTACCAACTCGACGTACATCGAGGCTGCGCTGTGCATCCTCTAGGATGGTTTGACGACTGATACCCGACATTGGGTCAAACTCAAGAAGCCATGATTGGAACTCTGGGTCTTCGTTGATGTCTTTCCAGTTAGGGATGGCAGTAGCCAATTCCGACCAGAATTGCTGTTCGACAGTCATAGCCTGACGTTGTGCGAGGTTGTGAACCTGTGGCACGACGTTAACCTGCAACTGCTGAAGCATCCGCTCAATCTGCACAAGTTTCTGAGCAACAGGGATTAACTCCTCACGCGACACTTTACGCATCACGTCAAGCGATTCTCCATATTCCTCAACATCTTTCTCGGTAACAAGTGGGTCAACTTGCGTTTGCGCCATGTTACGTGCGGAAGACTGTTGTGCTGAGATGGTTGCCAGCAACTGCTCCATCTGCTGCAAACGACCTGAGAGTTCTTTGTTCTGGCTATGCAGACGTGGAACTTCGGCGTTGTACATGCCTTGGAGAGTACGGTATTTTTGGTTGAGATTTTCTTCTGAGCCTTTTTCTTCACCACTTGCGTGCTCAGCGCCGGGTGATTGAGTAGCACCGTTCGTGTCAGCGTTCGCGTCGGCGGTCGGAGTGCTGTTAGCAGCATCTGTTTTGGGCGGAGTTCCACCGTCGGCTTGAGGATTTTGTCCCTCGCCATTGGTTCCATCACCATTAAGTTGTGCGTACAGTTCTTGAACTGCCTCGGTCTGTTTACGAATTTGCTCTGGAAGTGCCATAGTGAAACGCTCCTATCGGTATGCGTGGATTAGACGGCGAGTCATATCATTGAGACTTTGCCGCTAGTTCAGGGGACTCTTTGGCGAGCTTGTAAATCTCGCCCAAAACTTGGCATCGCCCCTGCATCAATGCCGCGTTGTTTATCGCAGATGGTAGCTGCTCTAGCTCATGCGTACGCCATGCCTTCAACCAGTCCAGAATCTCTGGATGCTGACGCACAGCGATAGAAAGAGCCTTTACAACTGATGGGTCAGGACGTATCACGGCTGACCTCCACTACGATTCATGACTGTATTCGATTCCATTCCACCTTTGGGTGCTCCATCAGGTTGGAGTGCTGCTCCAGCGGGCTGCTGTGCAGCCTGTTGTGCTTGAGCTTGCTCCGCAGCCGCTGCTACGCGGGTCTGATAAGCGAGTTTGTCCCGAGATGGAATAAGTTCGTCCACAGGCATTTGCAACCCTTTAGCCACTTCACGAAGAATCGCGGCGCGGCCATCCCGACCCATAATCGACATGTCGATTTCATTGGCGGTTGCGTTGAGGAATTCGATGCGGCGCACGTTGACAGTCTCTTTGACAGCCAAGTTAACTGCGCCACGGGCCACGACTTGAACGTCGCCCTTGATAGATTCGTCCTCGTCATAGCGCATGTTGTACACGAACTGACGTTGGACAATGGGCTTAATCACATCACCGTCGATGTGACCAACCACCTGACGGATGCCTTTACCAGCAGCACCCATCAACATAGAAAGACCAGACGACGTGCGGCCTGCGCCTTGCACATCGGTGTTGCCGTACAGGTAGGCAGGGATACCAGAGTGGTCATCTGCCAGACGAGCAAACTTATCGTACACAGCTACCAACGTGTTGGCATTGTCTTCAGGCTGTGTAAAGCGTACAGCAGGTGCACTCGAACCCACAGGGTCGTTGGTCACTTGCCAAATCTTCCAAGGTGACATCTGTGTGATGTCCTCGTTCGGAGGAATACGCTCTAGGTTCACTTCGACCTGAGGGCCAGAAGCGATACCCATGTTGTTCACGAGAGCACGAGCCGCTGCGTTACAGACGTTCTGAATGTCTTCGATGATTTCAGGGATACCCTTACCCCAGAAAGCGCCGGGGCACTTGATGAACGAAGTCTTGCAGTAAGGCTTCTGACCCAGTGGGTCATAGTTCAACACAGCCTTGATGACGTAGTTACCAATCATCCAGACGTTGGCGTCATACTCTTGGGCTTCATCAGGAACTTCTTCCTCAGTCAGACCCCACTCACGAAGCATTTTGCCGGAGACCTTACCCCAGAACTCAAGTGCGTCGAACACATCGGTCGGACGCATGTACGAGTAGAACTTGCGCTCCTCCTCGTTCTTGATGAGTTCCACGTCTTCGTTAATCCAAGATGGGCCAGAGCCTTCATCTAAGATACGACGAATAGCATCCTCGTCATAGCCCGGCACACCAATAAGGTCTGACAGGTCTGAACGAGAAAGCGGGTGATGCTCGAACAAGTAACCTTCTTCAATGCGAGTAATGCCCGGCTCAGGATAAATACGGAACGGGTCAACACGCTCAAACTCAGGAGCGAGACGCTCAGTTGGTTCAACAGTCGTACGACCTGCAACCATCTTCCAGCCGAGAGTACGCTGACGACGAACAATCGGGCCTTTGATGAAGGCCGCAGGGAAAGTCACGAGGTCAGTGATGAAGTCGTTGAACGAATCAGACCAACCACCTTGGGCAAACTGGTCTTCAATCTTCAACTTCATTTTGTCGGCACGGTTCTGTGCGTCTTGCAAAATCTTGAAGCGATAGTCTTGCGAGACCATCTCTTTAATCTGTGCCATCTCCTCTTTGGTAGGAGCTTTCTGATTCTCTTGCAACATCGTCAACACTTCGCTTGCGAAGATGTCTTGAATCTCACGACGGTCGTTGGGAGACAAATCAGGAATCGGGGTGGGCACAATATCCCACGGTGGAGTACCGCTATCGAGCAAGATGTCACGTAGCCAAGATTCCGCTGCGCGGCACTTGACTTCAGTAATCATCATGTAAATCTCTGAGCCGCCTTGCGCTTTAATCTGCTGCAACTTGTCAGGCTCATACTGTCCGTTACGCTGACGTAGCGCACGCAACATCTCATCTTCAATAGGCTTCTTGGCAATCTTCGCCACATCCCAGCACATACGAATATGCTGCGACAGACCCAACACCATTGGTTGGTTCTGACGTTCCTGCAAAGCCTGCGCCGCTGCTTCCTCGTCTTGTTTGTCGAGTTCAGCGTTAGAGACTACACGGAGGAAAGTTAGGCCAGCCATTGATACCTCGGTTATTTCTTCTTGCGTTGTTTAGCGTATTCGAGCATATCGCTCGCGTACAACAGTGTACTCTTAGGCGTCAACATTGTCGCGGTCTTTACGAGCGAGTCCATTGTAAGGCTAGTTGGAGAAGGCTTTGGTATCGCAGCTTTCTCAGATGCTTTTGGTAGTGCAATCTGCACTGCTTTCTGCGTTAGTGCAGGTACTTTGGTGTAGATGGGGTCAGACTTTGTTTCACCGGGAAGCACGTTACCAGTGCGAATCGCAGCATTTGCCATACGGCGGTTGTATGCGTTCCAACGGTCAGTGCTGAGCTTTTCAGCTTCAGCTTTAAATTCTTCGCCGTAGTACTTCACATCTGTCGGCTTAGCAATCTCAGGCATTGCCGTAGTTTTTGCAGCTTCACCGTAACCAACGGTAGGAGCTTTCGCAAATTCCTCCATCGTGGTGTCGTATGCGTCGTACTCTAAACCTGTTTTTGCTGCGGAAGGTGCAGGAGTCGCGGGGCGTGGAAGCTGAACACTACGACCTTGAACACCTTGTGGGGGTACTCTAACATTGACTATACCTTCCCGCACGATACCGCCGTCCTTGTACCCCTTCACAGGAGTAGACGTAGCCCCCATCTTCGGATTACTGTTGCTGTAGGATAGAACTTTTGCCATTTAGTCCTCCTCAGTATCAGGGCGTTTGTTTGTCTTGTACTCTTGGACTTCCATGATGTCCTTAATAGTCATCACAGGTGGTTTCCACTCAAGAGGTTCATACTGCTTAGGCTTACCAGCAAGGCCACTGTTGTCCATCTTCTCGTTGTCCGAAAAGATTTTTGAAGTCTTCGTAACCTTAACTTTTGCCATTACAGCCTCCTGATTCGCAACCTACCACATATTGTAGGTTGCACATGACAGGAAGTATACACATACTCAAAAATAAAGTGCAAGCGAAAAAAATCCCCCGGAGCGAACTCGACGGGGGTAAGTCCCTTGGAGGGGAGGTGACAACTGCCTGCTTGCAGTACCACCATCATATCAAGTCCACCCCGCAGATGCAACAGGGCGAATGTCGCGCCGCTGCGGCATGTGATGTCCTTCACCTACCGAGGCAATGTGCAGCATCAGATACTGCAACGCTTCAGCTACGTGTGAATGTTTGTTCTTGTCGATGTCGCCGTCACCCTTGGGTTTGTACCTATACCCGCCCATCATGGCAGCCTTAAGCTGTGTGCACCCGGGGTCAAGTAAGAACGCTGGGTCGCCGTCAACTTGGCGCATGAGATAGTCGTCTACCGCATTGAGTCGGGCTGACACGTTGTTGGTCTTGGCAGGGATGACCTTCAATCCCTCAGCCTTGATGATGTCAACCGCACTGCGCTCGTCAGTCTGCGCCCGCTGCACACCCGCAGGGTCAACGACCACTAGGATGGGTGCACCACCGAACCGCTCATAAATCATGGGCTTGAGCATGGTGCGCACGAAACGCTGGATACCCATGTCAAACGATACACACTCACCAAGTATCAGCGCCCGACCTCGGGGGTCTTGCTGTCCGATGACTGCGGCGGGGGTGAGTCCCAAGTCCATGCCGATGACAATAGGGCGCACACCGTTGTTGATGTGGCGGAGCTTTTGCTTGCCCATGTGGTAGTCCGGTCTGAAGTATTTGTAGACGGGCATACCAGCAGACGACAAACCGTACTCGCCGTCGATGTAGACACGGATGTATTCTTCCGAGCGACCTTGGGTATCGTAGTAGCCATCGGGTAAGTTCTCCACGTTTTCGGCATACACGCTTCGACCGGACGGTTGCTTGAACACATCCCAGCCGTTGTCGTTGGCAGACACACCATCTTTAGGGTCAAGCCCTTCCATCTGGTAGTACCACCACGTATCCATAGTCGGTGGGTTGGTATCGCCCCACATCCCATGCCACGTTGGGCCACCGTCTTTGGCAGACGGGAATCGCCCAATACGCTTAGACATCGCATCCACAATGTCGGGGTGAATATCTCGGCACTCGTTAAACCAAGCAAATGTCAATTCCAAGGAGTTCAAGTTGGCTACGTCATCCGCATCGTCAAGGGCACGGAACATAATCTCGCACTCGACATCCCCCACTTTGAAGAAGTAAGTTTTGGTGGTGCGCATGTACTGACCGCACTGCCCCGGTGGAAACCAGTCCAAGAATGTTTTGATGGTCGTATCCTGCAACTGCCGTGCAGTCTCACGCACAATCGCCGCCCGTGTCCGGCGTATCCCTTGAGCGTTGGGCACTTGCATACTGGCCCTGCGGATAATCTCGAACGATGACGTGACCGACTTACCCGAGCCGACTGGCCCCATCAGTACTCGCATCTTGGCGTCGGACGCCATGAATTTCTTACCCGTTGGGGGCGGTGTGTAGTTAACGTCAAGTGCCACTGTGTACCTCCACTAGCAACACAAGGTAGCTATTACCCTTGCGTTTGTGTTTGATGATTTTGGTTTTGTACGACAGACTCAGCCACTTGAGGTTGGTCTCCATGTTGTGGGCTTCGCTGGCGGAGGCAAACCTTGCCGCCCGCATACCCTCATACGTCTCTGTAAAGTGGTATTCAATCGCCGATGGCAGTGACATCTGTGGCCTCAATTACATCAGCTTCAATCGTACGGGCATCTTTCGGGTCTGGCCCCAAGTTGATGGTGATGCGCACTCCACCAGTCCCACCTTCAGTACCCACTTCAGTCTTCGGCTCTAAGCCACCCCACTTGACCGTGGATTTAATCAGGTCAGCTTTTACTGCGGGGGATACGGCTGGGTCGTGAATCAACATCCAAGAAGTTGTCAGGAGTTCTTCCGCTTGGGCACGGGCCTTGAGCTTGAACGTCAGGCCCTTCTCTTGAATCTCGCCGCGATAATGCTCGACCTTCTTCAAGAACACCGGGTCGGCGTTGAAGTTGATAATGTCAGATGCGGCTATCTTGTGACGTGTTATGACCTCTTGCAAGGTCTCGCCGCTACCCTCTAGTGTGAGGGCAATGTCGAACGCCAGCCTATCTGACCACTTGGTGTGGTGTAGTGGTAGGGTATCCATGTCCGAAATATAACACAGCAACTTACTTGGGTGTCAACAGATTTGGCGATTGAGCTAACTTTACACGTTCCTTTTTTTGGGTCTTGGTTTAAGCGGTTTACCTATATAGGGGCGGGGTGCAAAAACGCAATCCATGTACCCCCCCGTCTGACTCCAGCCAAAGCAAGCCACAAAGCAAAAAAGAACCGCGCCCAAGCCTTGATTTCAGGCGTATTTGACATTTCTGTAAAGTTTAGGCAATCTGAATTTGTCGATGCAATTCGCACCGACCCGCCGAAAGCGGAATGTTCTTTAACCTTGTTAGGAGTTATACCATGAGTGAACGCACTCCGACCGCTAAGCGGTCAATCGCCCCCGTCACTGTGACGGTTGAAATCACAGCTACTCGTATCAACGAGAACGGGACACTAAGCGGGATAACCGCCAAAGTGGTAAAGCAAAGCGTCAAGGGTAACGAGTTTAAAACCTCAGTACCCCCAATGGCAGGCGGTGCAATCTACCTGAAAGCCCTGAGCTTAGACGGATTGCAGATACTGTCAGACGACGAGCCAAAGGCGACAGCCGTAAAGCGTAAGTTGTTCTAACCCCAAGCCCGACTGGTGACAGCAGTCGGGTTTCTTTTAAAACCATGAGGAGAAATCCAATGAAGGTACGTAAAGCAGAGTTACACAAGTTCTGTGTCAAGTGGATAGAAGGCGATTCAATCTACTTTCGCTGGTTCAAGCGGGACAAACAAGCCCTACAGTTCCAACAAGAGTTGATTGACGACGGAATCCCGATGCAGGATGTACGGATAACGATGAAGTAAACCAAGCAGGGGAGAAATCCCCTGCCTTACAGGAGATATACATGGAAAAGTTCTGCGAGAAACACCCCGAAGTAGCCGCCATCATCATTGCACCAGTACTTTACGTGCTGTTGTGGCTGTCAATGGCACTGTTCTAACCCCAAGCCCACCGAAAGGTGGGTTTTTTTGTACCTAAAACTTTACATTTTATGTATATTATATATAAACCATACGCCGGGGGGTGCAGCCATGACAAGTTTAGCGTGTAATGTAAAGTAATATAGGGGCATAACAGCTTAATCCATGAACAATCTAAGACATTTACCCCATTTAGATTGTTGTAAGGTTTAACTTGACACGTTGGAAGCCAGTGTTTATGCGGGTCTTAGCCATCTAGTAGTAGAGTTAATCTAAATAATCTAAATAATCTATCTGATTTACACATACGCCCTTTCATCTAGGGTCAAGACTGTAAAGTTAAGGAAGGCGGGTACATGTTGTTGCGTGTTGTCACCATAACCTTACAAGATTTTTTAGATTAGTTAGATTATTCCGCTGTAAGTTGTTGATTTCATTAAACATTCCTAACAATCTAAGTTTTGTATTTGACAGTTGTCTTTGTATCTGTTACTCGCGGTGATGGATTATGGCATGACCTTGTAAAATTACACAACTCAGCCGACCCTCCGAAGTTAGCGGTCACTCACCCGCCAAGCCTTGCCCAGCCTGTGTTTGCGTTTTTCGCCGAGCGTGGCAATCTAGTCCTGACCCCAGCAATACCGCTGTGGTGTCAAAGATGTAATGTAAACTTAATCAACTTCAGGAGTAATACAATGCAAGCAACTGTGAAGAAGTCCATCAAGCCAGTAACATTCACCATTACTGTGGTAGCCAAGAAGGTCAACGAGAACGGTACGTTTTCTGCCTTTGAGGTACAGAGCGTTAAGGGTAGTGTAAAGAACAACACCTTTAAGGTAGTAGCCCCACCACAAGCAGGTGGTGCACTGTACATCAAGTGCGAAACATTGGAAGGTATGGAAGTGTTGCAAGAAGGTGCAACATCCAATGCACCTAAAGCCAAGTTGTTCTAACTTGACACACCAAGGCAGAGGTAACCCCTCTGCCCTTTCTACAACTTATTGGAGGATGATATGAACCAATCAGACCTTGTAGGCTTACCTCGTGTAGCCAACACCAAATGCAGACCTTACGTTGAGAAGCGTGAACCCTTCAAGGGGAGTAACCTCTATGGCATCTACTCATTGGTGGATGCAGACCATGAAGTTTACACCGTGTACTCTTACGATACACACCACCCTTTGTACATCTACACCGAGGGGATGTGGTTTGAGAACGAGGACAAGTACAGTCCATCAACGTCTAAGCATCTAACCCAAGCAAGACCGATGGGTGTACGCCCTATCCTACTGTCAACACGGTGGATGCAACGTCTTGCTAACAACGGCTATCAGTCCATAGCCAAAGAGCGCATCTTAACCACCGAACCTATGGAGGCTTAATGGAAGACTATCACTTGCCCATCTGTACACACTGCTATGCAGTGAGGGTAGAACCTCAGCGCCGTAACATGACACGACCAACGTGCCTGCGGTGTGGTGAGGAAGTAGCCAAGCAACGTAAGTTTACAGTGGCTTGCAACAACAAGCAGGGGTATGAGCTTATCACCGACCCCAACCATCTCAAACAACTTAACCCCAAGAGGACAACATGAACCGCTTTAAACGATACATCTTATGGATGCTCTACGGCTTAATCATGGGTGGCTTAGCCGCCTACTTGATGTCATGAGTAGCATCAAACGAATCCTTCGATGGCTGTTCACTGCCGCAGTGATGGTGCTCTTTTGTACCTTCATGGCAGTGTTAGCCATCGAGTGGATGGCAGGGTGTGGCGAAAGCTATACCGATGCCAAAGGCAAGATGCACTTGAACGAGTGTGTATTTATCAACTTTCCCCCTAAGGAGTAAACCATGAAGCGACTATTCGCAATCCGTGATAGCCGTGGACAACTTGTCCGCAATGAAGATAAGCAACCGATGTACTTCGCTGACAAGCAATCGGCACGAACATACCGCAGTAAGTTGACACAAGAAACTGGTGTGTACTTCGTGACATACGGCGTTGACCATAAACTTTACAAAGGACAATAAGATGCGAGCCTCACTACTTAAAGACACTATCCGTTCCACCTTCCCCATTCAACGTACACTCTGTATCGAGGGTAGCCCCGGTGGCGGTAAGACAACCATCGTGCATCAAGTTGCCAAAGAACTTGACGTGCCAGTGGTGGAACGACACATGCCGACCATGCTTGTCGAGGACTTCGGTATCCTGTTTCCCAAAGAGGGCAACGGGCTTGAGTACAAACTGCCCGACTGGTTTCCAGTCAAAGGCAAAGCACCTGAGCGTGGCATCCTGTTGTTCGATGACCGCAACCAAGCCAACGCTGACTTGCAAAAAGTCCTAGCCAACATCTGCCAAGCACGAACCTTACACGGTACACCAATGCCTGATGGGTGGCAGGTTATCTCCACTGGCAACCGACAAGCAGACCGAGCAGGTGCTAACCGTGTGTTGTCCCATCTGCGTAACCGTGAGACTGTGGTTGAGTTGGAAACCCACCTCGATGACTGGACTACATGGGCACTTGACAATGATGTCAAGCCTGAGGTGATTAGCTTTATCCGCTTCCGACCTGCATTGCTTCATGACTTCGATGCTCAACGTGACCAAAACGCTACGCCTCGTTCATGGGTAGAGGGTGTGTCCGACATCCTTGGTGTATGCCCCAGTGATGCAGAGTTCGAGATGTTCAAGGGTGCGGTGGGTGAAGGTGCGGCGGCTGAGTTCGTAGGCTTTCTGCGTATCTTCCGTAAGCTACCCAACCCTGATGCAGTACTGATGAACCCGACTACTGCTGATGTACCTGCTGACCCTGCCACCTTGTATGCCCTGAGTGGTGCACTTGCTGAACGTGCTACTGAAGGCAACTTTGAACGAGTGTGTACCTATGCAGAGCGTATGCCTGCTGACTTCAGTGTGCTCACGGTGTCCTATGCCTCACGTAAGAAACCCGAACTGGCTAACACGCAAGCGTTTACCAAGTGGGCAATGAAGCACCAAGACGTATTGTTCTAACCAACCGAGGGGCATATGCCCCTCATCCACAGAAGGAGTGACTACTATGAATCTGAATGACCGAGCATTGCTTGTGCAGTTGTCCGTATCCCAATGGACTGCCCGCAAGTACGACAAGAAGGCAACCCAAGATGTTGCTAACACCTACGGCACATCGACCCAAGCAGGTAGGTTCAACAAGGCATTGCTACCTGCCAATGACCTGCTTGACCATGTGCACAAGAAAACTACCCACATTCGCAGTAAGTTCTACGAGAACACATTGCCGTGGGGTATGGAGGGTACGCAGATGCTTCCCTCTGCCAACTACCTTGCCTTCATGACTGACTTCCGTAAGGAGAAAGCTGAGTGGCAGTACCTTGTAGACCAGTTCGTAGGTAACTACGACCAGTTGCGACTGGATGCAAAGCGTTTACTCAACGGACTGTACAACGATGCAGACTACCCTGATGAGCAGGAGATAGCACGTAAGTTCAAGATGGACATGGCTATCTTCCCAGTGCCATCGACCGACTTCCGTGTGAGCATTGCCTCTGAGGAACTGACACGCATCCAAGAAGATGTTGAACGTAGAGTTGCAGAAGCACAGACCGTAGCTATGAAGGAGGTATGGGGTAGGTTGTACGAGCGTGTAAAGCATATGGCTGAGAAGTTAGCAGACCCCAAGGCTATCTTCCGTGACACCCTAGTGGAGAACACCAAGGAACTGTGTGCCCTACTGCCCCGCTTGAACTTCATGGATGACCCTGACCTAGAAGCACTGCGTGTACAGGTAGAAGGTGCGTTGATTAAACACCCTGATGCCTTACGCAATGACCCCGACCTACGCCGTGACACGGCAGTAGAAGCCAAGCAAATCATGGACAAGATGTCCGTATTCATGAAAGGAATTTGATATGACCTCAGTCGTACCTGACTACTCGAACACCGAGCCGATGAGCGATGCTGACATCAAGCGCATTGACCGACTGCTTGCCAAGGCACGTACCGCATTGGTACTTGAACATCCCTTCATCGGTAACGTGGCATTGAACATGCCCTTCGTAGCTGACCACAGTATCCGTACTGCCATGACCAATGGCAAGGAAATACGATACAACCCTCGCTTCATGGATAGCATGGGTGATGAGGAACGCAAGTTCGTAGTAGCACACGAGTGCTTCCATCCTATGCTTGAACACAACTTCCGTAGAGGTGAACGTCAACACAAGCGGTGGAACAAGGCAGGTGACTACGTTATCAACCAACTGCTGACCGATGAAAACATCGGCAAGATGCCACAGTTCGGACTGCTTAACCCTGCACTGTACAAGGCAGGTAACGGTAGCACCGATGGTATCTACAACTTGTTGCCTGATGAACCCGATGACGGTTCAGGTGGTGACGGTACTGAAGCAATGGATGACTGCGCTGATGGTGGTGGTAGCCCTGCTGAACAAGCACAACAAGCCGCCGAGTGGAAGGTGCGTGTAGCACAAGCGGCACAAGCCGCCAAGATGATGGGCAAGATGTCGGCAGGACTTGAACGCTTAGTCGGTGAGGTACTTGCACCCAAGGTGGACTGGCGTGATGTGCTTCGTAAGTTTGTCGAGAAGTGCAAGAGTGACCAACGCTCATTCGCTAGACCGAACCGTAGGTTCTTGTCACAAGGACTGTACTTGCCCAGTGCAAGTGGTGAATCACTCGGTGAGATAGCCATTGCAGTTGACTGCTCAGGTTCTATTGACGATAGGATTCTTGCTCAGTTTGCAGGTGAGATTAACGCAATCAAGGAAGATGGCAACCCATCATGTATCCATGTGGTGTACTTCGATAGCCGTGTATCACACTACGAGAAGTATGAACGTGACGATACGCTAGACATTCGAGCACATGGTGGTGGCGGTACTGCCTTCAGCCCAGTGTTCGAGTACTTCCAAGAGCATGACATTGAACCCATTGCATGTATCTTCCTGACCGACTTGTGTTGCAACGACTTCGGTGATGCACCTCAGTACCCAGTACTGTGGGTATCTACTGATGAAGGTGAAGCACCCTTCGGTGAAGTCGTACTAATGTAAGGAGTAGTCATGATTACATACGTAGAACTGATGGTGTTTGTCGTGTATGCGGCAATGGCAGGGTACATCATGTACCTGCAACACCAACTCAAGAAGTCCAACCAAGCAGGTGCATTACTTACGATGCTTATCCGTGACATGGTTGAAGGTGATGTTGAAATCGAAAGGACAGACGATGGAATCCGTATTAAGCATAAGCCCCAAGACGCTTGATAAGTACAGGCATATCAATGTAGAACACGTTGACTGGTGGGACTGCGTGTATGAAACATTCCGTGAGGATATGAAGGAACACGGCATTGATGTAGACAAGATGTACTTCAGTGGCTTTTGGTCACAGGGTGATGGTGCTTGCTTTGAAGGTAAGGTAGAGGACTGGGATTTATTCCTCAAGAAGTTGGGGTATGACAACCCTACCCTCATCCGACATGCCAAGAACCATTGGTCATTCAAGGTAGACCACAGTGGTCACTACTACCACGAGAACTGTACCAACTTCAACGGTGACTTACCTATGCCTGATGGGTATGACAACGATGAGTTCACTAGGATGTTTAGCCCATACGAGGGAGAGTTTAAGTCCCAAGCATGGCTTTCAATACTGACTGATGGAGTACATGCAGACTTTGAATCCACATTCAAGGACACATTCAAAGACCACATGCGTAGCTTGTACCGTAAGTTGGAACAAGAGTATGACTACCTAACAACTGACGAGGCGGTGAGGGAAACCATTGTCGCCAATGACTTACAGGAGGAAAGCGATGACGATTGATGAACAGCAAAGAGTGGTACTAGCAATCAACAACTTGTTGTATTTGGTTGAGGTGTTCTACCCTGACCCAGTATACGCAGAGCAGTACCACGTTGATGAAGTAATAGAGCAAGGGCGCAAAGCCTTAGACATACTAACCAAGCAAGGAGAATGACATGGCAACAGTACGATTTTCAGATGAGTTGAAGGGTGCAATCATTAAGAACGCAGAAGCTATCTTCAAGAAACAAGTTGATGATGCGTTATCTTCATACCCCAAAGACTGGGCAGACCGTGTATACGAACGTGCCTTTGCACCGTATATCCCAAGCATGAACTCACTACCCTCATGCTTCTTTACCACAGTAGGTAGTCTTAACATCGCCAAGATTGGTGACATGCGAGTGGGTGTAGCCTGCGAACTTACCAACAAGCGAGCATACCCCTATGCACTACCTACTACCGATGACTTCCCAGTATCCAAGGCATCGTATAGCGATACCGAGTTAGCACTCAAAGATATTCCTATGTTCGAGGACATCAAGGCAGAAGCTATTGCCTACATGGAACGAGTGAGTACTGTCAAACAACGTAAGGAAGTATTCGTTGAACAGGTCAAGAAGATTATCAATGCACATGCAACCCTTGCACCTGCCCTCAAGATGTGGCAACCCTTATGGGACTTGATACCTGAGGAGTATAAGGAACGTCACCGCAAGGTAGTCGAGCGTACCAAGAATGAAGTATCGGTAGACGTAGACCTTGGGTCACTGACTGCCGCAGTAGTAGCACACAAACTAACACGATAAGGAATAGATATGCGTACAGATAAACTCTCATATGAACAAGTTGCTGAATGGTATAGCAAAGCCCGCAACCCTGAGAAGGGTAGACCAGTACAGTCATGGGCACGTATGCAAAAGGTAGGTAATACCTATGAACTGCGCTACGGTAGCGCCGTGGTCGGTGTGTTCTCACCTGACAACAAGTTTACGTTTAAGTTGACATCACAAGAAGCTAGGCAACTTAGTATCACCTTAAGCCAAGCATTGCAACGTGCTATCCCATTCTTGTGGGTGCGTAAGGGTACTGGTAGATATGTGGTCAAGCCTACTCCCCAGTATGAGGACTACAAGAAAGTTAAGAGTGAACCCTATGCGTGGCATTACTTTAAAGATGTAGAAGGATACGAACTATTTGATGGCTTACAGTTTGACCTCAATACCTATGAGCCTATCAATGCCAAGCCTTCACTCAAAGATACTGAGGTAGACCAAGAGAACAAACTGACATGGCTACGACAGTTGCGTAAGTTCAAGTCTGCTATCAAGGTACGTGCTCGTATGGGTGTACTAGAATCTTTGATACAACAAGTTGATAAAGAACGAGTAGGGGTTTCCCGATACGATTGGGAACAACCCGACTGGAACAGTGAAGCATGGCAAGATATGCTATACACTTCACTCAGAGATGGCGAATGTCCTACTGACCTACTCAAAGGTATCATCAAGTCGGTAAGCCGTGGCTATTATCAAACTGCTATCACTGTCAAAGAGGTAGTAGCAGAAGCAGACAGACTGTGTAGTACATACAGTCTTGACTTGCGCCGTAAGTTCGGTGTGTACAAGGAAACAATCCACCTTAAGGAGATGTGATGACTGATACCCTCAAACGTGATGGTGCTTACTCCCACTTCATTGGTAGCGTAGCTACTGAGAATGATGGTGGGTGGAGTAAAGAAGTATGGGATGCCGCATGGCATGAACAACAAAAAGAAATTGACCTATTACATGCACGGGTCAAACTGCTTGAAGAAGAATGTGCATGGCTTAACTCAGTAGGAAAAGGCAAATGAAAAAATCTAAATCAATGAAGGTGGCAGAGTACTTCTTGGCAAACCCAAGTGCAGTACCTAAAGTTGTTGGTGCTAAGTTCAAGGTAGCTATGCCATCGGTGTATGGCATACGCAAGCGGGTGCTTAGTGGGTCTATGCTAGGTCAAGTCAATGACCAAATCACTGATGCAGTTACGCAGTTCAAGCCAAGCAACAAGGCTGATAACTTACAGGTAGGTGGCGACCACTACAAGAACATGGGTGTACAACCTTGGAAGGCAATGGAATCATGGATGACACCCGAACAATTTGCAGGGTTCTTGCGTGGTAACGCAATCAAATATCTTGCACGTTGTGATGCTAAGGGTGGGATTGATGACATCAAGAAGGCACGTCACTACATCGACAAACTTGTTGAGGTAAGAGGTAACGATGATTGATGCCATTATCTTTGGCTTTCAGTTCATGCTGATGGGGATAGGGTTTTTGGTAGTTGCTTTCGTAATCTTCTGCCTTGTCCTTTACTACTTTGAAAGACGCTGATGCGTAAGCGCAGTAAGTACCGACCAAAGAAAGTGCTAGTTAATCCAGTGGGGTATGTGCTTGAGGGCATGACCCCAGTGGGTAAGCACGATAGCTTCTTGCTTGACCTAAAGATAAAGAACCATCTCTCGATGTCTAGTCTTACACAGGGCAAGGCTACTCGTGAGGACATGGACAAGCTAATCAGTATGTCGAACATCACTGAAGCCTTGTATCGCTTGGGGTTTGGTACTGACTACAAAGATGTATTGCGAGATGGAAGTACTGCGTTGCTCGACATTGCAAGGAGGGGGGCTGAGACCAACCGCTTTGTCCTATGGGGGGTTGAGATGAAGGCACTCAATACCCTGATGGAATTGCATGACGCACAGATGGAAGTCATCACCATCAAAGACATGGAGAGGGCAGTTGCCCTTGTAGAAAATGAGCGCAGACAAAAGCGCATGACTTCAATAATAGAAAGGAAGTGACAATGGACATCGTAACCATTGACTTTGAAACCTACTACGACAAGGACTACTCCCTGTCTAAGATGACCACCGAGCAGTATGTTCGTAGCAATTTGTTTGAGGTCATCGGGGTAGGCATCAAGGTCAACAACTACCCGACAGACTGGTACTCGGGGGACAACGTAGGTAAGTTCCTCAACAGTCTTGACTACACCGACAAGGCAATCCTTTGCCACAATACTGCGTTCGATGGGGCTATCCTGTCATGGCACTTTGGAATCAAACCAAAGTTGTGGCTCGACACTCTATCAATGGCAAGACCACTCCACCAAATGACTGTGGGGGGTTCACTCAAAGCACTGGCTACCTACTATGGGCTAGGTCAGAAGGGCGAGGAAGTTCTTAACGCATTAGGTAAAAGAAAATCTGCGTTCACACCTGACGAGATGGCACGGTACGGTGAGTACTGCAAGAACGATGTGGAGTTAACGTACAACTTGTTCAAGAAACTGAGCAAGGGTTTCCCAACCAGTGAGTTGATGGTCATTGACCAAACGCTACGCATGTACACCGAGCCTAGCATTGAACTTGACAGGGAACTCTTAGAGCAACATCTTGAGGAAGTCAAAACAAGGAAGCGCACCCTCATCACTGACATGGGACTCACTGGTATCAGTGACGAAGCAATCACCAAGACGTTGATGAGTAACCAAATCTTTGCGAAGTACCTCACCAACCTCGGGGTCGAGCCACCAACCAAGGTGAGCGCACGCACAGGCAAGGAAACATTTGCGTTCGGTAAGACTGACAAAGCGTTCATCGAACTTCTCGAACATCCTAATGAGAAGGTTCAGGTTGCGGTCGCCGCAAGGCTCGGCGTGAAGTCCACTCTAGAAGAAACTCGCACCGAGAATTTGATTGGTGTGTCCGAGCGCGGTCGCCTGCCAATCATGCTCAACTATTATGGTGCGCACACAGGCAGGTTCTCAGGTGGGGATAAGCTGAACTTGCAGAACTTACCCGCTCGTGGGAACAACACAATCCGACGGGCATTGAAAGCACCCAACGGACAAGTTCTTGTGGCATGTGATTCGTCACAGATTGAGGCCCGCATGGTAGCTTGGGTAGCAGAGCAACATGATTTGGTCGGTGCGTTTGCCGAAGGTCGTGATGTATATAGTGAGTTCGCATCTGAAGTCTATGGTCGCAAGGTCACGAAGGCTGACAAGATTGAACGGTTCGTAGGTAAGACCTGCATCTTGGGACTGGGCTACGGCATGGGTGCTGAGAAGTTTAGACGTACCCTAGAGATTGGGCAAGGCGGTATCAGTGTGAAGATTGAACTTGCCGAAGCAGAACGTATCGTTCGCTTGTACCGACAGAAGAACCACAAGATTGTTGCCCTATGGCAGAAGTGTGGAAGCGCACTGGGTGGTATCGTGTCACGACAGACAGGCTCAATCGCAAAGATGTTGACGTATGACGAGCAAGGCATACGGCTGCCGAACGGTTTGTACATTCGATACCCTGCGCTCCGTGCCAACGGAAGCAACTACGAGTACATCGGTGACGCACGAACATATCGTAAGGCGGTGACTGACAGGGTGATGAGTGGTCAGGTGTCCGACATCTCGTGGACAAAAATCTATGGGGGTAAGGTCACAGAGAACATCATCCAAGCGATGGCTCGTATCGTGGTGTCCGAACAGATGACTGCCATTGGTCGGCACTACCATGTGGCTTTCCAAGTACACGATGAAATTATCATCACAGCCCCGGCGACACATGCGACAGAGGCAGAGCAACATCTTGTCACGATTATGTCTACCGCACCTAGCTGGTGTGCCGACTTACCAGTGGCTTGTGAAGCAGGTCACGCAGAGAACTATGGAGATACCTGATGGTTGACATTACCAAATGCAAAGGATTTGGATGCCCTGTGCGTGGTGATTGCTTTAGATACACCGCCCCTACCAGTGACCGACAGTCATGGTTTGTAGTTGTCCCATTGGGGGATGACGAAAAGGGGTGCGACATGATGATTGATAACAAAAGGAATCGAAATGAACATAACAAACTTGACTGATGTAGTAGGGAATAAACGTAAAGAGGAAGTTGTTGCCATGTTGCAGTCAGCACTGGCACGGGTAGAGGAGGGGGGTGCGACTGATGTTCTTATCATGCTTAAGGCAGACGACATGTACACCCGCTACTCCACCAAAATGGAGAGCGTAACGGAAGTGATTGCCCAGTTGGAGATTCTGAAGTACGACATCTTGCGCCGTATGCACGAGTGATGTACACTGGACTTTCCAATTAAACAGAGAACCCCAAGGACACCCCGAGGGGCTACAACCTATGCGCCTTAGTCACTCCTACTCATCCATTAAGTTGTATGAGAACTGTCCGTACCGCTACTTCCGTCAGCGTGTTGTCAAAGATGTTGTTGACGCAGGTGGCGAAGCCAGTAAGTATGGTGAAAGAATCCATGAGTACCTCGAACATCGGCTCAAGTCCAACAACTTGTTGCCACAAGAGATTGCCCACTACGAACCCTTGTGTTCATCGGTCGAACGGATTGCCAAGGGGGGTGAACTTCACATCGAGAAGGAGCTAGTCCTCAGTGACAACCTTACACCAACAGGTTGGTGGGATGCTGACGCATGGATACGTTCTAAACTTGACATCCTTGTAATCAATGGGCACGATGCCAACGTGATGGATTGGAAGACAGGCAAGCGAAACGCTGACCAATTCCAAATGCAACTGTTCGCCGCCCAAGTATTTAAACACTTCCCCGAGGTACAGAGAGTTAAGACTTCACTGGTGTGGCTCAAGACTATGGAGATGGACACCGAGGTGTACAACCGCATCGACATCAACCCTATATGGGCTGAGATTATGAAGCGTATACAACGTATTCACACGAGCCTTGAGCATGACAACTGGCCTGCCAAACCATCAGGTCTATGCAGGTTCTGCCCTGCTCGACACGACTGTGATTCGGCTAGGGTTTAACCTAATAAAATAAAACTTGACAGCGATGTAAAGGAGACTACAATGAGTGCTATGACACCCGAAGGCAAGATAAAACGTAAGGTTGTCGAGGTACTGAAGACCCACCAAGTGTGGTACTTCTTCCCTGCCAACAATGGATTTGGTAAGGCAGGTATCCCCGACATCATTGCGATTGTGAAGGGTAAGTTTGTTGGGATTGAAGTCAAAGCTGATAGGACAAAGAAGCCTACGGTATTGCAAGTGCAGTGTGGTGAACAGATACAAAGCGCAGGTGGGTGGTGGTTCTTAGTCTATGACCAAGATTCCATTGCTTCATTGGAACAAGCGATAGAAGAAAAACTTTACAGGTGATGACATGTTGGTAGTGGAACAGGCAAGGACACTTGCTCTGAAATTGAACAACCCCAATCGGGTGCTTGATAGCATCCCGACTGCCAAGACTATTGAAGTCCGAGGCATACCCCTTGTGGTTGCTCCCCACAGGTTGGATGAAGTCAAGGTGCTAAACAACCTAGGCATCAAAGCACCATCCCCCATCCTACATTACTACGACTGGCCCGGTCAGTACACACCGTATGACCATCAGAAAGATACTGCTGCGTTCTTGACGCTCAACCAACGCGGACTCGTGCTGAATGAAATCGGTACAGGTAAGACGCAGAGTTCTTTGTGGGCGGCTGACTACCTCATCAAAGCCAAGCATGTAAGGAAGGTACTGATACTGTCGCCATTGTCCACACTGGAACGTGTATGGGGTGATGCAATCTTTACTGGTTTCCCACACCGCAAGTTCGTGGTGTTGCATGGCACGGCAGAGAAGCGCAAGAAGTTGTTGTCAAAGGATGTACAGTTCTACATCATCAACCATGACGGCTTCAACATCATTGCTCAGGATGCCATCGGCATGTTCGACTTGGTGATTGTCGATGAGGCGGCGGTGCTACGTAACCCATCGACACAACGGTTCAAGATATTCCGTAAGTGGATGGATGCTAACCCGTCAACACGTTTGTGGTTGATGACTGGCACACCTACACCGAACGACCCGACAGATGCGTGGGCACTAGCCAAGTTGGTGAACAGTCCACACTGCACCAAGACATTCACATCCTTCCGTGAGCAAGTGATGATGAAGATAGGGCAGTGGAAGTTTGTCCCTCGGCCTGAGTCGGTGGACATTGTGAAACATATTCTGCAACCTGCGGTACGGTACACACGAGACGAGTGCTTTGATTTACCTGACACGGTGATTCAAACCCGCCAAGTGGAACTGACTGCGGAACAGAAGAAGCATTACCAACAAATGCTCAGGCATTTTGTTACAGAGATGACCTCCGATGGAACTATCACGGCGGTTAATGAAGCAGTGAAGATTCAGAAGTTGGTTCAGATTGCCTGCGGTGTAGCCTAT